CCTCAACCTCGTAAATCACATTGATGGCGATGTGCCAAACCTTGACTCCAAGGAAGACGACGGCGTTGTAAACACCATTGAGCTCGTCTTCGTCAAGATCGACACGATCGTACCATGCTCTCGCGATATCTCCCATAGCATACATGAACTCTGCAGGCTCGGAAGCATCCATCTTCACCATATCACCGGCGAGGATCTTATCGATTAAGCCATTGAACGTGGCTTTGTCGAACACTTTCTCCCAAGAGCGGGAGGTGTGCGGATTAACTCCTAAGTCACAGAACGATTGAGGGTTAGCTTGCCAGCGCATCATGTTCTCGAAAAAAGCTCCGAGGAACATGCGCTCAGCAATAAGAACCTCGACGGGTAGGGAATTCATGATGCGTGTATTTCCAACATGCTTTACGTTTCCTTCCTCATCTACTACTCTCACCTTCTCTTCTTCTCTCAACTCATCTTTCAAATTGTCGCAGACTGCGAAAGGATATCTCTCTCCTCTCTTCCAGCAGTCGATAACTTTCTGAATCTTCTCTAACATAAAGGGCTGGGCCACAAGATGTATCTTACCTGGCTCGGTAGAATCGTTATAGAACATATCGTTCTTACCTTTGCCAATCTTGGGCTGGGTATTGTATGGCCATCCTGGGGATGTGGTCATCTCGATAGATCCGAGATGATGCCATTCTGAGACACCATTGATAGCCTCCTCGATTGTAAGAATACGGGGCTGAACATAAGTAGGAATCTTGTCACCAATGAACTCGATGATAGATTTCATAAGGGGGTCCTTGTGTTCATTCTTGGGGCGAATCAACTTCTTTTTGAGGGCGACCTCAAAAGGCGAGACTCCTCCTAGCTTTTTGAGCTGGGCAGGAAGAGTGTGGTTCTCTCGCATCACTCCATGGAGCGGTGATTTGACTTTTTGGGTCTCTCCGGGCTGTCTAACTGTGTAATTAGAAGGCACCGTACCAACGATTCGAGCGTTTTCACACTCTATCGAGGCAGGATCAATCACAGATCTCTCTTTCTCTAGTAAAGGGCAAGGGAACGCGTCCATCTGGGGACGAAGCGCTTCGTTGTCCATGATCAAAGACTCTTGGGTTACAATAGAACAGCAGGCGTGTGAACCGCCAGCTATGTGAATTCCAAAGATCTTTCTAGGACTCTTGCTGTTGAGCATGATGTAGGGTAAACCACACTCTCCAGCAACGGTCACAATTCCTTCAAATGTCATCGTGTTTTGATTCACGAATCGATCTCCAGTCTTGTGATCAACGTACTCTACCTCATGAACTTGGGATGGAGCACGTGTTATTGTACGCATCGTCATCATACCACCAGAAGAACTGGGGGCTAGAAGGGCGGTGGCGTTTGAACCGATCATGTGTAACTCATCGTCCTTGATGAAGTGTTTCACAATGTTGCGGAAATTGGGGAAATCCACACGGTTCACGGTGACCAAGATCTGGTCATCACGCGCATCGCCTTCTTTAACGGCAACTTCAAGATCCTTTTGCTGGATGGTATAGGTCGTACCATTAAGGAGCTTGATTGTCACAGGGCCTTGACGGCGTCCGTGATCATTGTACATGAAGTGACGCACTGTGAGGAAGGTCTTTCCATAGACAAAATTTGCCCACAGTGTGCCAACATCATTTGAAATGCGGGCCATGTTGTGTAGCAGAACCTTCTCAGCTAACTCAATAGCTCCAGGATCTGCATTCTCTGATTGAGGGGTAACTGCTTCTTTGACGAAGCGGCCTTTGCGATAACCTCTCGATCTCAACATCTTCAACTCGTGAATTTTAGACACGGGTGAGGACTCCGCTTTCA